AAACTACTGGTTATTTGACAATACCGGCGCCTTGACACTACCAGGTAATCTAAAATTACCAAGCGGTGGATATATCCTTAACAGTGACGATTCAATCTATGGTGCCGGTAGTAGTTACAGCAATGTCAACGTCAAAGCCTACACTGAAAGCATGGGTTTCCAAAACTACGGTAATGTCAATGTAGCGGCATTGATAACTACAAATGGATTAACAAACTACAGCAATGTTAATGTCATAGCTTATTTGGCTGGTAATGTTTCAGCAGGCAACGTTTTTGCCAGTGGAACCAGTGGTAAACTTGGTTATACTAACGGTGGATTCGTCCAACAGATCACAGCAAACAGCAATGGTGTTTCATTGAACACCGTCACTGGTAATATCCAATTAATGGGTATAAATCTTGGAGTAAACGGCATACACACAGTGTCATTTACTAATAACAAACTAGAAGAAACTAACATGATTCTAGTATCACACCACAGTGGCGGTGTGAGTAATTTTGCTGTAGGGGCATACTATGCTGCTCCTAGCACTGCTATTATTTGGATCCGTAACATAACAGGAGCAGACACAAGCACACTTACTCCAATGCTAAAATTCGCTCTGATCAACGCACCAGGCAGTTAATCAAATCCGTTGACCTAAACTGATATTCAGTATATAATATAATATATGCTGAATATCATCTCTGATTTCATAAAAGGTATTTTACCTACAAAAAAGAAAACCACACCCAGTGGTTGGACCAGTTTCAATGGTGTGTGTTGTCCACATAATGGTGAAAGTGCAGATACCCGTGGTCGTGGCGGACTAACAGCCAATCCAGATGGTAGTGTTAGCTATCACTGTTTCAACTGTAATTTCAAAGCCAGCTATCAACCTGGACGTCACTTGACATTCAAATTCCGTAAGCTATTAAAATGGTTAGGTGCAGATGACACTGACATCAAACGCTTGGTTATCGAAGCTATCCGTGTCCGTGAATTGGTTGCACCAGAAGAGGTTAAACAAGAAGCTGAAGAAGAAAAGATAGATTTCAAAGTCCGTGACTTACCAGAAGATGCTGAGAATTTGGTCGCACTAGATTATGTCCATCCAGCACTGGAATATTGCGTAGCACGCAAAATTAACATAGCCAAATATGCGTTTTACGCAACTCGTCAAGAACAATATAATCTACATCGTAGGGTCATTATACCCTGTGTCTGGCAGGGCAAAACAATAGGCTATATTGGACGAGGACTTGATGTTGGAATCAAACCAAAATACTATAACCAATTTGAGCCAAACTTTGTATTCAACATCAATAATCAACAGCCAGACAGCAAGTTTGTTATCGTATGTGAAGGACCATTTGATGCCATGAGCATAGATGGGGTAGCAGTCATGCACAATGAGTGTAATGAAACACAAGCAGACATTATAGAAAGTCTAGGCAGAGAAGTCATAGTAGTGGCAGATCGGGATCGTGCTGGTGCTAAGATGATCAACAATGCCATTGAATATGGGTGGACGGTAAGTTACCCTATATGGTTAGAAACTTGTAAAGACGTAAATGAAGCAGTGGTAAAATATGGCAAGTTGTTCGTGCTAAAAACTATTTTAGACAGCAAACACTCGAGTAAACTCAAGATTGAACTGATGAAAAAGAAACTGTATAATTAAATATATGAGCACAAAAGAATATAGCCCAGAACTACAGAAACTATTTTTAGAAATGATGCTAGAAGACCCACAGAGTTATGTGCGTGTGCAGAACATCTATAATGCAGAAAACTTTGATCGTAGTCTACGTGAAGTAGCTAAGTTTATCAAAACACACACTGATGATCATAAAGCCATGCCCACGCATGAACAGGTCAAGGCAGTCACAGGTGTAGACTGTAAACACGTACCAGACCTAACGGAAGATCACTATAGTTGGTTCCTAGCAGAGTTTGAAGGCTTTACTAAACGTAACGAATTAGAACGTGCTATCCTTAAAGCAGCTGACATGCTGGAAAAAGGTGAGTATGATCCTGTAGAAAAACTTATCAAAGATGCAGTTCAAATATCATTGACCAAAGACATGGGCACTGAATATTTCTTAGATCCACGTGCTAGATTATTAGCGATCAAGAGCAATAACGGACAAGTAAGTACTGGTTGGCCAACTTTAGACAAACGCTTATTTGGTGGTATGAACCGCGGCGAACTTAATATCTTTGCTGGTGGATCGGGTAGTGGTAAAAGTTTATTCATGCAGAACATCGCCATCAATTGGGCCACGCAAGGACTTAACGGTGTGTATCTAAGTTTAGAACTTAGTGAAGGCCTGTGTGCTATGCGTATGGATAGTATGGTAGCCAACGTTAGTACTAAAGAAATATTCAAAGACCTAGACACTATCGAAATGAAAATCAAGATGGTAGGTAAGAAGTCTGGTGTATTACAGATCAAATACATGCCAGCACAGTCAAACGTAAATCAGATCCGCAGTTACTTGAAAGAACTACAGATACAGACAGGTATGAAGTTGGACTTTATCATGGTAGACTATTTAGACTTGGTCATGCCTGTGAGTGCTAAAGTAAGTCCAAATGACCTATTTGTTAAAGACAAATATGTAAGTGAAGAACTGCGTAATCTATCTAAAGAACTAAACATTTTGATGATCACAGCTTCGCAACTTAATCGTGGAGCAGTTGAAGAGATTGAATTTGATCACAGTCATATCGCAGGCGGGTTGAGTAAGATTAATACAGCTGATAACGTGTTTGGTATCTTTACTTCAAGAGCCATGCGTGAGCGTGGTCGTTATCAACTGCAACTTATGAAGACACGTAGTAGTTCAGGTGTGGGTATGAAAGTAGATCTAGAGTTTGATTTAGAAACATTGCGTATCACTGATCCAGGTGAAGAAGCACAGGAAAGCGGCCTACGTGGAGTAGGCGCTACTAATATCATGAGTCAGATCAAAACAAATTCAACTGTGGCACCTGGTGACAACGAAGGATCTAGTATCCAAACCGGTGTAGACAGTAGCAAACTTAAGAGCATGTTAGCTGGCCTTAAAAAAGTAGAATGATAAGCTATGCTGATATTAAAAATGTTCATGTAGAACTGTCATCACTGTGTAACGCAAGATGTCCACTGTGTCCACGCAATCTAAATGGGTATCCTTATAACAACGGTTATACAGAAGCCAACTTAACTTTAGAGTCAGTTAAGAAAATATTCACTCCTAATCTACTACAGCAATTAACTAGTATATTAATCAACGGTAACTTTGGTGACATGGTCATGAACCCAGAGACCTTGGACATCGTAGAGTACTTTAGATCACAGAATCCAACTTTATCAATCAGTCTTACTACCAACGGGTCAGCACGCACTAAAGAGTTTTGGACTAGGCTAGCAGAATTAAAAACTACTGTGTGGTTTTGTCTAGAAGGTCTAGAAGACACACATCATATCTATAGACAAAATACCAGCTGGTCAGCGATCATAGAAAATGCTAAAACTTATATAGCTGCCGGCGGTTGGGCCATATGGAAGATGATCAAGTTTGATCACAATCTACACCAGATATCAGAGTGTGAGCAGATGAGTAAAGACCTAGGATTTGCTGGTTTTGAATTGCATGATCACGGACGTAACAGCGGTCCTGTATACGACAAAGAAGGTAACTTGATCTATGTCATGGGCAATTATACAGGTACTACAGCATTTGCTGAATTCCTAGAGCAGAGAAAAACGGCCAAAGTTGTTAAACCTACAATCACAGCTAAACAGATACAATGTTATACCAAAGAAAAACAATCTATTTACATTAGTTCAACTGGTGATGTGTATCCTTGCTGTTATACAGGGTTCAGTCCTAGGACATTTGGCCGTGGGGGTTACTTAGAATCAGTGAATCAAGAACTAGCACCACTGATCGCCAAAAACAATGCCTTAGATTATGATTTAGAGCAATGTCTAGCATGGTTTAATAGTATAGAGTCTACATGGATTACAGATAAACAACTACTTGTTTGTAATAATAATTGTGGATATGATTAATTTAATCTGCGATAAATATACTAAATTGGAGTAAAAACTGTGCAAAAACGCACCCGTAGCATACTTACAGAGCTTGACGAATTACTCACGCACAAAGACAAGGAAAATCTCCTTGAAAGTCGTGCTAATAACATCATCAATGGTGCTATTAATCTAATCAAGTACATCCGTGAAAACTACGATGCTGAGCAAGCCGGTGAGCTTGAGCGCAGACTCCTTAACGCAATTAAAGGCCAGGACCCCGCTAAATTCACACGCGGTATCAGGAAAATCAAAGATGAAGATTAATGAATTAAACAAGCCAGATCAATTGGAAGAAGGCCCAGTTTGGGATAAAGTAAAACAACTTGGCGCCGGTACCAAGGGTCTGAAGCAAGGATGGCAGGCTGCAGGACAGCCTACCCAACCAGTCAAGCCGGGCGCCAATGACCTAGAAACAGCTATAAACACTTTTAATGCTAAACCTAAACCAGCAGGTATACTTGATAAAATTGGCGGAGCATTTTCAGGTGCTCGCGCTGGGTATGCCGCACAAGACTCGGCTAATCAGACATCAGGCAAGATCAAAGACATCAGCATGTTGGTATTGAAAAAATGGCAAGAATTTAATCAAGCATATAAAACAGCCAATGGTGGCCAAGATGCAGGTGCAGAACAAGCAAAGGCCTGGTTCAAAAACTTCAGTGGTGGTCAAGACGCTAAAAATACACCACCACCAAGCGGTAATAATCCAGCACAAATACAAAAATGGTTAGAACAAGAAGTAGCCAATACCCTGGCGCAACGTGCAATGGCTAAAGTGCAAGGTGATTTACCAGACATCAGTGGACTTAATAGACAAGAATTACTACAGTTAAGACAACAGTTAACAGCAACAGGATTAAACGAAGATATCCTAAATGAAGTAGATTGGTCCAAGGTTAAAAATGCAGTAGCTGGTGGTGCTATATCATTGGCCGCACTAGGACTTCCTGGACTAGCCAACGCTGATGCGCAAAAAATGACACCAGAACAAATTCGTGCTTGGGTACAACAAAGTGTAAAAAATAAAACACCATTACAAGCACAGCAGATCGTTAATAAATTAAATGTGGCACCTACGGCAGATACTCCTGCTGTGGCCACACCGGCTCCAACAGCAACAGCTGCTCCAGTTAAAGCAG